CATGGCTGGTCCAGTAACAGCGTATAATTGGGTTCAAGGAACGGCGGCTGCGGTTGTCGGTCCATCTCGTTCTCGTTTACGGCAGGTTGTAATTTACGGTGCGGCTGCGGGTGCGTTCACGTTGAAAAACGGTGGCGCAAGCGGTGATACTTTGCTTACGCAAACATTTCCGGCAGGTCACCACGTAATGAACATTCCAGATGACGGTATTATCTTTTCGGAAGGTGTGTACGTTTCTGCGTTTACAGGTGCGAGTAACCAACTAACGATCATCCTTTCGTAGGAGGATCCGATGGCATATGATATCCGTTCCATTTCACAGGTCGGAACATCTGAGCCATTTGAGCTACAGGTGGCCCGTGGTCAAATCACGGGCCATAAAACTGTGTTTAAGTTCGGTTACAACAACGATGTTGGAAGCACAAAAGAAACCATCTGGGAACAAGGTGGTTTGTATTCCTACCCCCCATCAGCCACGATAATGACTATATCAAGCAGTTCGGCTAACGACACTGCCGCAGGTACTGGTGCAAGAACGGTTGAAGTTTTTGGCCTAGATGGTGATTACAACGAAGTAAACGAAGTTGTCACATTGAATGGGCAAACTGCTGTTAACACCACAAAATCGTACTTTCGGATAAATCGCGGTATTGTTCGGAGCGCGGGTAGTGGTGGCGCAAATGCTGGCACAATTTACGCAGGAACAGGCACAGTGACCACTGGAGTTCCTGCTAATGTTTATCTTAGTATCAATGGCGATGGAGATAACCAAACATTAATGAGTCTTTGGACAGTTCCCGCAGGATATACAGCCTTTCTTACAAAGATGTCTTTGTCCACGGGCACATCTACCAACACCAAAGCTATTTTAAATGCTAGTCTTGTTGCTAGACCCTATGGGGAAGTGTTTCAAATAAAAGAAAGATTTACTATTACAGATGGCGCACATGAACAGTTTTATACTTTTCCATTAAGGTTCACAGAAAAAACAGACTTAGAAATGAGGACGTTTTCTTCCTCTGGATCTGTTAGCTTTGATGTTTCTGCGTCAATGGAATTTGTTTACATTCAGAATGCGGGGCCACTCTAATGCCTAAGATCGACAAGTCCAAGATGGCATGCAACAAACCCAAGCGTCAGATTTCTGGCGGCAAGAAGTCTGTTGTGAAGGCCTGTAAGGATGGCAAGGAGAAGATTATTCGTTTTGGCGATGCCAACATGACGATCAAAAAGTCTGACCCAAAGCGCCGTAAGTCTTTCCGGGCACGGCATGGATGTGATACGAAGAAGTTAGATAAACTATCGGCCCGTTACTGGTCGTGCAAGATGTGGTGATAGAGACGTGGATAAGAGCATTCTAAACATGGTTGTGGGGACATTCTTGGCGCTTGCTTCAGCAGGGCTTATTTGGATGGTGAGTACTCTAATTACGGTAGATAAACGCACCGAGGTTATGAATGTTAAAATGGACCACTTGGTTCAAGCTGTAACTACACTAACAGAAAGGCAGGCTAGCCTTGATAAGTCGTGGACAAATACCTTTTCAAATTACCAAGCCGCCAGAGGGGAAAACTAATGGCGAAGAAAAAGAAAAAGCTCGACGCCTGCGCCAAGAAGGTCAAGGCTCGGTACAAGGTGTGGCCCAGCGCGTACGCAAGCGGAGCGGTAGCAAAGTGTCGCAAAGTGGGAGCCGACAACTGGGGCGAATCTTCTAAGAAGCGGAAACGCCCTGTTAAGAAGAAGTTAAAGAGCGGCGGGATCATAGCCTTTGGTTGCGGTTCTGTCGAAGAGGGTCGTCGTAAAGAGACGAATTTGTACTGATGGCGAAGAAAAAGAACTCATTACGTGAATGGTTCTCCCAGAATGACGGGAAGGGTTGGGTCGATTGTAAGACTGGCAAACCTTGTGGTCGTCAGAAGGGTGAGAAGCGTAAGAGTTATCCGGCCTGTCGCCCTACTATGGCACAGTGTACATCTGCTTCTAAGAAGAAAAAGTCGTCAAAGAGAATAAGTTGGAAGAACAAAAAAGCTGATGGCGGATTGGTGAGAGTGTATTGATACGAGAATGGGCAGAAGAACTATCAAGGCCTACCGCGCATACTAACGGTGTAGCGGCCTGTCCTTTTGCTTTGCCTGCGGTTCAAAACCATGAAGTAAAAATTTTAGTGTCGGATGGATTGTGGGCGGATGTTCTGCACGAGACATCTAAGTTTTTCAACACTGGATACAAAGTTACGATGGTCTTTGATTATGACTACGATTACGACTATGATCGATTAGAAGAAGAGTGTATGGCGCTTAATAGGTTTTTTGCGTCGGTGGGAATTGATATATGGCTGCTTGCATATTTGAGAGAGCATGCCATTGTTTTTATACAGCGTTGGTCTGAATTAGAAAACGCTGCTGCAAAGTTAGAAAAACTAGGGTATTATACGAACTATGACCCACAAGATTATGAACGGCACATCTTAGGCCGTAGAAACAGGAGTGTATAAAATGCCGAATAAAAATTTCCCTGATTTAACCGGAGACGGTAAAGTAACACAAGCAGACGTCCTTAAAGGACGTGGAGTTAAAGGCATGATGCGCGGAGGTAAAGTGAACGGCATGATGCGTGGAGGCCCTGTTAAGATGATGCGTGGAGGCAAAGTTGGTTATGCCAACGGCGGCTGCGTTAGCGTGAAAACAAATCAAAATCCACATATGAGTTAGAAATATGGCAACTTCAGGTTCAAGAGACTTTAATCTCGATGTCGGTGAGATAATCGAGGAAGCATATGAGCGGTGCGGATTAGAGGTTCGCACTGGTTATGATGCTCGGACGGCACGTCGGTCTTTGAACCTGATGTTTGCGGACTGGGCAAACCGTGGGATCAACATGTGGACCGTTGAGCAGGGAACGATCACTCTTACGCAAGGTCAAGCGCAGGAAACTTTGACGGCGGACGTTGTGGATGTTTTGGAGATTGTTCTTCGCAGAGGTGATACTGACTATGAAGTAGAGCGGATCAGTCGGGGGGATTATGTAACTCTGCCGAACAAAACCACGCAAGGACGACCAAGTCAGTTTTGGTTTAATCGTCAGATTGATCCAGTTATTAACTTGTGGGCAGTTCCTGAGAACTCGACAGATCAAATTATTTATTACTATGTGCAGCGGATTGAGGACGCGGATACTCTTGTCAACACTACTGACATGCCTTTTAGGTTTTATCCTTGTATGGTTGCTGGTCTTGCTTACTATCTTGCGATGAAACGAGCTCCGGAAAGACTTCAGTTGTTAAAGTCTGTGTACGAAGAAGAGTTCCAACGTGCAGCGGACGAGGACGAAGACAGAGTTCCGTTGAAGTTGCAGCCTAGCATTCAGTATTTGAGGGTTTAATGGCATACGCTTCGGGGAAACACGCATGGGGAATATCTGATCGGTCTGGTCGCCGTTACCGTCTTCGTGAGATGAGGGTAGAGTGGACTGGCGCAAAGGTTGGTCCAGACGAGTTTGATCCCAAGCACCCACAATTATTTCCCCCGAAGGCTTCTCCTGATCCTCAAGCCTTGCGAAATCCAAGACCGGAGAGTGGCTTGCCGGAGCAAAGGGCTACCCAATACGGTTGGAATCCTGTAGGATTTAACCAGATTGAAGGCTTATCGCCGCCTAATAACTTAGTGGCTGTAGGTTCGGTGGGCACAGTGACGGTGACGACATGACAATGACATACGGCGAGTTGAAGACCGCGATACAAGATTACACAGAAAACGACGAAACAACGTTTGTGAATAACCTGCCTTTATTTATTCGTTTAGCAGAAGAGCGGATTCTTAAAAGTGTGCAGTTGAATTTGTTCCAAAAAAACCAAGCCGGAACTATGACGAGTGGCAACCAGTATTTGGCTGCGCCTAGTGATTTCTTGGCTCCGTTTTCTTTGAGTATTGATGTAAGTGGGGCCGCAGAGTTCCTGTTGTTTAAGGACTTAGACTTTGTTCAAACATACACGCCCGACCCGACGACAACGGGGCAACCAAAATACTATGCTCAGTTTGATGTTGATAACTTTATTCTAGCTCCGACTCCCAACGCTAACTTTACAGTAGACATTCATTACTTGTATCGGCCTGCTTCTTTGACTGCGGGAGCAGACAGCGGCACCAGTTGGTTAAGCACGAATGCCGAGATAGCTTTGCTTTACGGATCTTTAGTTGAAGCGTATACATACATG